GGCTAAATAAAGCCATACGTGCTTGGGATGCTATTTCAGAGGTCAGGCCAAAAAAAGTTAAGACTAATTGGTATGTCGATGTCCTCCTCTACACCGTTTACCTCTACTTTAGTAGATAGATTAATATCTGGGGAAATTTCTTTAATATAAAGTCTTAATGCTCTAGAGTCAGCCGCTAATAAGTTAAACTCTACAAATTCTTTAATAATATTTCTATCAGTAGAACCATCAACTACTACTAGATGATGTTTTAAACGAGTAGTAACATCTGAAGAGATTTCTTTATTAAGTTTTTTAAAGCCTTGAATTTCCTGATTAATTAATTCTTCATCTTTATCTGTTAAAAGTTTAAATTCTACTTCAGTTTGGGAAACTGGGAGTTTAAATTTAAAGGTACCTCGTGAGGTTATTAAAGAAGTATCAAATGGTTTATTTTCAAGTGTAGAAAGATCTACATTATATTCTTTACCACCATAAGTAAATGTATAATCTTTACCATATCCCAAAACACGTGATGCTATAATTAAAGCATTTTTGTCACCTGGGGTTATTTCTTTGAGAGGAAATTTATTCATAGTTAAAGCCTCTAAAAGCTTATCTAGAACAATACCTTTTTGAATGTAGTTTTGGTTAGTAAGGATATCTTCTTCCTTAGCGGTCATATACTTCATCTCAACTTTACCACTACGTAGGGGATGATCTGCAGGGTAAATAAGACCTTGAGAGGGCAATTCTACAATTTCTGTAGGGAATTTATTTTCGTTCATAAATTATTTGTTTGTAACTAGTTTTATCTATTATACATATAATATAAAAAAAGAGCTTGGCAAAGCCAAGCTCAAATTTAAGTTTATGTAAACTTTTATTAGAAGTTTAATACACAGTAGTCTGGTTGTACAGTCATTGTGATGTTAATAGCTGTGTCGGGAGTATCCCATGAGTAGTCACCAAAGTTAGCATCAGTAATAAATGCTCCTTTGATTATCCATTCTGATACTATATCGCCTACAGGTCCTAATACATCAAAAGTTAAATCTTTCTTATAGAAATCGGAATAACCATCTCTACCAGTTACTGATTCGTGGTGCAAACGTACCCATTCCATTACTGCCTGAGCACCTGAAGGGGTGATAGGATCAAATAATGTGAACTGGATTGGGTTCCAAACTGTTTTTCCTTTCACAAAACGTTGAACGTTAATGTGGTTTAGAGGTACATTTCCTTGTGTTAAAGTTACAGCACCTATTGCTTTAATTGTATATGATGGAATACCATCAATGTACATGATAAAGCGGTTCGCCTGTTTTGGTTCAAACGCTGTGAAAAATATTTCATTTGGGTCTAATACTGCCATTTTGCTATATTATTTATTTTATTATAAATATCGTTAATTACAACTCTTAACCTGGGAATGTTGCACCAGTTGGTAAGATGTTGAAGTCTAGGTAAATGAATTCAGCAGTCTTAGTTGGTTGTAGATAAATCTGACCAATTAATTGGTTTCTATCAATTACGTCTGGAGTGTTATTGGAATCATCCATAATTACTCTGAACGCGTACAAACCTTGACGTTGTTGAACTGATTCAAGATAAGGGTTAACTTGGCTTAAGAATTGGTTTCTTGTAGCAATTGTGTTTTGTTCAAACACTAAGTTATTAGCTACTTGAGAAATGTAAGACTTAAGGGCGATTAACAATCTTCTAACGTTTACACGATCAAGTGCAGATGACTTTTTCTGTAGAGTTTTCTGGCCATACACTACAACTCCAGTTCCTGGGAATGTAGCAATTGGGTTTACATTATCTACATATAGATCATTACGATTTGTTTGTGAAAGTTTTCTTTCCGCTCTTACTACGGTATCTAAACCGCCTCTGTTAATACCTGCCGGAGCGAACCATGGTTCAGAAACACTGTCGTTAAACGCGTATACTGCCGGAATCATCGTGGAGGCTGGTACCCACACGAGTTGACCAGTGCCTGGATCAATTGTTTGGAGCCAAGGCCAATATGTTGCAGCATATGAACTATTGATTGTTTGAGCGGTAGTTGTAGTTTGAGAAATTTGAGCACCGTAAGGTCTAGTATCTAATACCGCAATAGCATCACCTCTAGATTGAACAACATTTACTAAAGCAGTATTTTGAGTTGCGTTATCGGCAATGTTTAAGCCCGGGATTGTGATTACGTTAAATTGATAATCATCCTGGTTAGTCATTAGATCAATCATATCATCGTAATCAGCAGCATCAATACCCTGTAGGTTTGTTGATCCCGAAATATAGTTGTAGAATTTAGCTCCACCACCATAAAATAAATTACCAGTAGCACCCGTAAATGTACCACTAGCTGCTGTAGGGATAAAAGGAATAAATGCTGCTTTAGCAGTACCATTATTATCAAAGTAATTTGGAGTAGGTTGTTGAACTGCACTTACGTAAACATATCTAGATTGGTTAGGATAGTTTCCGTTTATTTCAACATAATTTTCTGCAGCGTCATATACTCTAACACTATCACCAATTACTCTAGAAATAAAGTTTGGTTGAGTAGGATCAAGTGATAGGTTTGCCCAAGTTTCTAAAACAATGGGTTCTGTAGTTGTATCATCACCTTGTCTAATTAATAAACTGAATGTACCTGAACCGGTATTGGAATTGGTAATTTGCCATCTTACGTTATCAACTGAACCACTGCTTAAAATACCATTAGTACCTAATGAACCTGAGTTGTTCATGATAGTACCTTCTGAGATGGTTTTAAGAGTAAATGATCCTGAAGTGTTACTACCACTAATAGCACCTCCAGTTACAGTAGCAGAACTGAATGATCCTGAAACTACTCTGGCTACTATTAAGCTTTGACCGCCTTGTTGAAAATAATTATAGGCTGCAATTGAAGTTAAGTAGCTGTATTCTTGACCACCACTTAGAAAAGTACCACCAAATTTATTTAGATAATCTGAGTAGGTAGTAACTACTGTAGGGATTTCTACAGGGCCTTTTACGGTTGGACCGATAATTGCGGCTCCAACAGTTACAGGTTGCTGTGTGACAAATGAATTATCATTCTCTCTAGCTAATACCCCAGGTGAAATTAAAGTTTCTGCCATTTTATAGTTGTATTTTTAATTTTATTATAAATATATGAAATTTTATCAAAAGTCTTTACAAAACTATTAAATACAACTAAAAGTTTAAAAACTTTATTCTATGGTTATTTCTCCAGTCTCTAAATTAAGATTTCCACTTCCGTATTTTTCGGTTAATTTAGCTCCTAATTCGTTATTCATCTTTTCAATCTCTAATACTTGAGATTTTAATTCAATTTTTGTCTGTTCCAGCAATGACATTCGGTACTCAAGTGAGCCTAAGTTCATTAGAACAGTATTTTGTTGATTTTGAAGATTTTTTAATTGTGTAAGTTCTTCTTGTGTTAAAACTTTTGTTTCCATATGTTTATAAATATTATTTTTTTAATAAAGGTTTAATTTTAGACATTACTAATTGTGGGGTAATTGATTTTTGACAAATGTGTTGTTTATCAGTTCCTTTCCAAATAGGACACCAATCCCAATCTCCAGCATCAAATACAAAGTTAGGATTAGTCCAACACGGAAAACATTTATCGGTCATTATACGTGTAGAGCGAGAAGTAAATTCGTGATTTTTTTCTGCAAAACCATTTATCATTGCTGTGTGTTTTCCAATAGACCAGTTTAACCACGATAAACCTGAACCTAAACCTATAAATAAATCAGCATGATAAAGATAATTAACTACATTACTAATAGGATGTCCGTAATGATTGATAGTGCCGGGGATTGAAAATTCATTTTGAGTAAGAGAAATTACAGCATAACCTTGCTGGTTGAGTAACTTAACTAGAGAGCACCAGTATTCATATTTCCATTCTTTACAGCCTGCTGTAGCATTAGGACCTATTACAACATATTTGTGTTTGTAGGGTTTTTCACCTTTAGGAAAATTAATTCCATAATTTAATTCTTTAAATTCTAACCCTAAAATATCAGTAGCAGTAGCTTGCATCGGGATAGTATTACATTGACGTGGATGAGAACTTGGATTTTTCCATCCTCCATCTTTATCTCTAAACCAACCTATCTTATAATGTGCTACA